TATCTGGTGTCCAATACTCTGCTTTATCTTCAACATAACGTCGGCTCACTTCATTCCATACTAGACCCACTTGATGCTTGACCAATTGTCGTGCAACAAATATAGGTGCCTTGATATGAAATGATAGTGTTGCATGACCAAAAGGAGTCCAATGGCCGTGCTTAGCAAGATAACGAATTAGTTTCTTATCACCTTCTTTCAGTTCAAAGATACCTTGACCTGGAACATGATGTCCCCAAGTAGCCTTCTTGTTAAAAGATACTCTTGCCGCATTAACTACAGACAAATCTGAGCCCATAGAATCTACAAGAGTTACATATTTATTATCCATTAATAGCCTTTACAATATGTTTCATCACTTTATAAGGATCAGCATTTGCAGCAGGACGGCGATCTTCTAGATAACCATTCCAGTTATTGTCTACTGTGGTGATAGGAATACGAATACTAGCACCCCGATCACTAACCCCATAGCTAAACTTTTTAATAGATTGTGTCTCATGTTTTCCTGTCAACCTCTGGTCATTATCTGCACCATATTCTTTAATGGCTTCTTTATGTTTTGATCCTAGAAGTTTGCAACACGCTTCAAAATATGATTGTGAACCTAAATCTCTCATCTGTGCATTAGAAAAGTTTGTATGCATACCGGAACCATTCCAATCACCCTTCTGTGGTTTGGGTCTAAAGTCAATAGAGACTCCATGCTTCTCTGCAATCTTCATTAGAATATAACGAGACATCCACATATCATCACCAGCACTTACACCAGACCCTAATACTTGATACTCCCACTGACCTAATGCAACTTCAGCATTAGTACCTGTAATACCAATATTAGCGTTCATACACGCCTCTGTATGACGGTCTACGATCTCTCGGCCGATTACGTTGTCAGCACCAACGCCACAGTAGAAATCCCCCTGTGCCCGAGGCTTGCCCTTCTCAGGCCACCCCAATGGGCGACCATCTTTATACATAAAATATTCTTGTTCAAAACCAAACCACCACTCACTACTAATCAATTCTAAACAATGGGTTCGTGTATTGCTGGGATGTGGTTCGTGATCTGCACCTAAAACTTCACACATTACATATGTACCACCAAGGCCGTCGCCGGTGCGAGTTGCATCTGCACGGATACGATCAATGGTATGATATTCACCCACAGGATTTAATATACAATCCGATCTATCACCTGTAGCCTGTTGTGTTGATGATCCGTCAAATGACCATAAACCAACCTCACTATCTATCTTCACCTTACTTCTTAAAGTTGGAGTTGGTTTATAACCATCTAACCAAACATATTCAAATTTTTCCATATTAAGTTCCCACTTTTTTTACATAGGTCCAATACTGCAAATCAGTAGGATCACTATCTTGTTTATGTTCTTTATACCAGAGCCAGTCACCTTCACTATTCTCAGCTAACCAACCCTGCATACTATCATACTGCATAACCTTAACAGCAACTTTCTTATCTGTTCCTGTATTCTTTAAAACTATTTGATGACCCCTACGATATACCATACCTGAGGCTCCTCTCACTTGAATGTTCATAAAAAGGCTTAGTGTTGTGTTTCTTCTTCTCTCGTTCTGGTTAATTCACTTTTCCAATTACGACCACGATGCTTCTTCTGATTGTATTTGGAAGCTAACTCATCAGACAACTCTTGGAGTTTTTTCAGACAAATTTCATTTGCCCACCGCTGAAGTTCTGCATTATCGAACTCCAATTTACGAACACGGCCTTCTGCCTGTTCTAGTTTATAGGAAAGATGTGCAATCCTACGCTTCGCCTCATCAATATAAGACTCTTTTGGTGCAGCTGTATCAGTCATTAGAAACACTCCTGTACTTTGTTTAATGTTATCATTCTATATTTTCGTGCTGATATTTTCATAAATGGTTCATACTTACCTATTAACTTGCTTACCTTCGGCCAAATAAATTGTTCAGTTATATCTTTATCAAATCTCTGTTTATACTGCAAAACCTTTTCAAGAATTACTAAAGTCTCTAAATTTATTTTCTTGCCTAGATACGCCTTAATAAGTTTAGGATGATTTCCCTCATCACACTTAAATAGTATATCAAAATTATGAGAAGAAGTCAATAGTTTTTCAAGATCATTTTCATAAAAGTATTGTAAGCTTTGAACTATCTTTTTATGCTTCATCCAATTCTTTTCATCAAAGTCTCCAATCCATTCTTTACCACGAATAAAATTGGCCAAATAGAAATCTAGTATTTGAGGATCAGATAGTTTTCTTGATAAACGAACAAACTTAAATTTGTCTTTTCGTTTTTCAAAAGATTCTAAAGTAGCACTAACCTTACCATTGTATTTGTGAAAATCATACTCACTGCTGAAATGCAACTTCAGTGCCAAATAATTTTGATATGCTTCATAGTCTGTCATCAAACTCAAAACAACGAACTCGTTTTTGGTAGATAGTTTAATTCTTCTGCATTGTATTGGATCTTTTCTCTCATACTCTTATCAATCCATTTGGTGATAGTATGAGCTTCAAGACCGTTTTGTTCACAGTAATACATCACTGCTTCAAAATGCGTTAATCTTTTTGTGCGGACAAGTTCCTCTATGATTATAGAGAATCTTTTAGGTGTTATTTTTGTTGGTGTTGGTTCTGTTGGTGTCATATCATTATCATAATGTAAAAGGTGATAAAGCCTATCCCGCCTTCGGCAATATCGGTGTGTGGCACTCAGTGGGCAGGGACCACGTTCTTTCAATATTCATATTTTAAAAACGGGCCCTTTGGATATCAAGGCGGTGCCCATGCCCCGTCAGAACTTAAGCCGCTAAGGCATAATCCTGAAAGTAAACGTCATCGTTGGCGTTTATATTGTGTGTCAGAATCCTCTTGTAAAATTTCAATTCGCCCTGTCGAATCCAAGTCACCCCCGTGTTCATTCGTAAGCAATTGCTTATTTCGTTCGGGTGGTAACGGTCCCAACATTCCTAATCGGGACCATTCATTCTCAGTATAATACCAAGAAGGTGGTTTGGTGGAGGTGGTGGGGATCGAACCCACGTCCAAAACGCCTACTCTCTTACCGTCATCAGTTTCTTTCACGGATTATTTATTCAGATGTAGAATTGCCGAAACTAATATTTAAAGAAATACCAGCAACAACCGTACCTCGTTCCCAATCCGAATCAAAAGGAACAGACAAGTTAGGTGTTAGGGTAAAACCATTGGACAACCTCCAATTATAACCAACCCCAGCTTCTGAACCTGTAAATTCTGTTTCATCGACATCAAAATCTACTGAGTAATAACTATCCATACCAAGGATACCATAACCCACTTTCACTGTCGAATCAAAATCTGTATCATTGACATTCCAATCAAGTGATGGTGTAATAGTTGTACCCCATTGACTAAAAGATGTTTCTACTCCAATGATATTATCATCATCAGCCTGGTGATCTAAACCAACAGTGGCATCAAGCGCACCAAGTAATGTCGTAGTATAAGACACACCAATATCAACTGTGTCACTGGTGGAAATTCCCAGGCCATTATGACTTGCGGAAAATTCATTTCCTGATTGGTCAAATGATACCGATGTATCACCTGTACCTACAGTAAGATCGTGCGACCAATCCGTTGTAAATGCCATAGCACTTAAAGGTGCCATGCATAGTAAAGCTACTAAAGTTTTTTTCATTGATTTCTCCTCTGTTGTAAAAAAACTACATCTGTGTGTTTTCAATCACACTATTAATTTATATTTATCTAAACGACAGACCTGGGGCTTCATATACAAAATAAAGTTCTTACATCTGTTGTAAATTAACATCAAGATTTTCGTAGAATTGATCCATCATAGTCTCAAGTTTTTCTATATAATCTTTAGTTCGTTTTTCAAATATCTGTACCTGACCATCTTCAGCCACCATCATAATAACAATGTCATCAATACCTATGCCGGTGTGTTCTTCATACATTGAAGCATAAGCAGTACACTGAATAAAATAATCTTCAATCCACTCTTCCTTCTTTGGTGTTGTGGTAGTTTTAAAATCTACCACTGCCAGAGTACTATCATATACACCAATAAAGTCACAACGGCCTGCAACTTTATATTTTGGTGAGTACATGGTCTGTTCCTGAAGTACTACCTTATGAATTTTCTCGTCAAGGTGTGATTTCATTTCATTAAACATACAATAAGCAAGAAAGTTCTTATCTTTATGGTGTGTTATATCTTCCATACCATTCAAATAATCTTCACATATGTTATGAAAGGCAGTACCACGGCGAGCAGCTTTACCCGACACAATACGAGCCTGTTCTTCACCGATACGTTTACGCCATTCTTGTAGGCCTTTCTGTTTGCCTGGTTGTTTACCAAGTACCGTGGTGATAGAAGGATACTTTAAACCATCAGGCGCTTCATAGAAACGCATACCTTCATGGGTATGTACTACCAGTTCCGGAAATTCAAAATTTTCTGTATTCATAATATAATTATACTCTAGCTAGAAATTAAAGTCAAGCACTATCAGATTTAATTCCCATATTTGTTTTGGCAATTAAATAGGATCTTACTAAACCACTACGAATGATATCTCCGATACCAAACTCTATCACTTCAAAT